ATGAGTGGACATTAGAGGCTGAATTAATTGATAAGTTTAAAGCAAAAGCAACTGTAAATGTTTGGTCAGTTAATCCTAAATCACTTGCTAACCTTATTGATAACTATATTATTAGTAATAAAGAAGCAATGAAAACAAAAGCCTTTGAGTTAGGCTTTGAACATTTTTCAAGAGAATCATTAAAAGAAAAATATATAAACATTATTAACTCATAAAACAAAAAAGCCAGCCTATTTTTAGACTGGCAATTCTGTAAGTAAATGTTACTTCTTTGGTGCTGCCTTTTTAACAACAGCCTTCTTAGCAGCCTTCTTAGCAGGTGCCTTAGCAGCCTTCAGAGCCGTCTCTACGGCCTTAGCATCTGGCAAGATACCAAAAGCCTTGTCGTTAGGATTGATTGCTCTAATTGCAACAGGTGCAATCGCTGCAACAAGGGCAGTCCATAGATCCTTTGGATCTGTTACGCCTGCCATGTATAGTGCAAGGCCTGATGCAAGGACTGAACGTCCGTATGATGCAAGTAGTGCCTTTAGTTGTTCTGTGTTCATTTTTCCTCCTAGGATAGAACGTTTATTAGTATAGCACGAATATCGTACTAATTAGTTTAATCTTTTACCAGAGTTCCACTCATCTTCTGTAAGATCACCTTTTACAACATCATGATATTTTGGTCCTTTAGTGTGATACCAATGATCAGGCTCAACAAAATGAAAAAATACCATTGCAACATGTTGTGATTCAGGATTTGGAAACTCTGGCCTCCAGTGTTCTTGGTCATTTCCATAATATAAAACTGCTTCATTTTCTTGTAAAATATATTCATTATCTTTGCCTTTATGTTCAATGCCAATTGCCCAAGGCGCAGTTTGGTATAAACAAAGATCTATAGTATATGTACAAGCATTATCATCTACATGTCTATAAAGATTTGCTTCAGGACCATGATAACGAGCAAATAAAGAATAAGATGGCTTTAAGGTTTCACTATTAAAAATTTTTCTTGCTAAAGGTATAAGTTTTTCTGCATACTCATCTATAACAGGAGAACTTATAATGTGTCTTCCAAATGAGATATCCCACTCTTTGGCTAGTGGCCAACCCTGCATAATGTTTTTTAAGTCTTTGTGTTCTTCAGCACTAAAAACATTTTTAATAATTACAGGTTCTTTTACTTCAATATTTGACACTTGTCCTCCTAATTTATAACCTTAAATAGTATAGCATATCCAGCCCATAGCCCTACAATTCCTGCTACCCCTGCAAAAACTGGTGGTGCAGGAACTGGCAATTTAAATGCAGCAAATACCACGCCACATCCAAAACCTGTTAATGTTGACAATAATACATCTCTCATTATTTTATTTCATCCTCTGGAAGTAAAGTTTTTAATTCTTTATATGCTTTTGATATATTTTTCATAGATGGATAGTCTGGTCTTGACATAGAAAGCGCCTCTCCATATTCATCAAAGTGAGATATATCTGCATCAACATCATTAACAAAGTTAGTTAATCCTTTTTGTACACTTTCAATATAAGAAAAAGCCCAATCTCTTGAATCAGAAAGAAACTTAATAAAGTTTTCTTTATGTATTGAATCATCTGATTCTTCTTTTATTTTTGTAGACTTTGTTAGATCAACATACTCTTGAAGTAAAGTCTTTTCAATAAAAAGTTTTGAAACATCTCTTTTAAGTTTAATAGATTGTCTTAAAACCAAAATGTATGAAATTGCAAAACAAAATGACAAGGTTGCAAAAACAACAATAATTATATCTTTCATATCACCACTCCACATATTTTAATTATATCCTAATGCCTTGGGTTTGTCAAACTATAAAAATCTTTAAAGTTAGTATTAGTAAAGATCTCATACTCTGCAAGACTTCTAACATTTCCAGCACCAAAAATTCCCTCTTCTTCTCCACAAAGAATTCTTTTTTGTTTTTTGTATGATATTTCTTCTAATTCTTTCCAAGATAAACCTCTTAAATTTCTATCTCCCCAGATCTTATAGTATCCACCACGAGAATAAAAATGATAAACAATATTTTTTGCAGGGGAATAAATATCCCAGCCTCTAGTCCAAGCCCTCATAGCAAAACAAATCTCTTCACCAAAAAAACTTAGGTCTGGATCATATGGAAGTTCATTAACCATTGCTCCATAAGAAAACATAAAACCACCAAGTACGGTCTCTGATATTTCTGGATCTTCTTTTGCTCTATTTATAAACTCAAGTCTTTCTGCAGTCCATTGATTCTTTCTATTTAAGGCTATCTTCTGTCTAGTTGGGTATGACTTTATCTTTGGATGTTTTTTTATTAAATGCATACCGCCATTACTTTCTGGCTCAAAGGGTGCTGGGAAATATGAAAGAAGAACTGATGAATGACCAGAAATATTCTTGGCCCTGTCTAGTTGATCAATAGATATAGCGTCCCAGTCTTTTGCAAACCTTGTATGGGAATCAATTTGAAGGAAATAGTCTTCATTGTTATATAGTTCCATGGCCTTTGCTCTTGCATACCCCGCACCTCTGGCTTCTTTAGAGTGCATATTTACAAGGGATAGGTTTGGAACAAAGTCAAAGTTTGGCATTTCTAATGGCAGGCCCTGATAAACAACACCAAAGTGTAGGTTTTCTGGATTACTTGCATTGTCAATAGCACTCTTAATAGTATAAGGAAGTTCTGGATCACGAAAAGATGCTATAGATATAAATATTGTCACTTAATAGCCTCTCTTGTAACTAATACTATTGCGCCTTCCATCTCTAATGCCTTTTTTGCATTTAAAACATATTGTAATGCCTGTATTTTGTCATCATGGACCATTTTTGCAAATACATATTCATCTAGTTTAATTGTTAAAAAATGTTCATTATCAATTAACTCTATTTGAAAGCCTTTTGGAGGAATTATAGAGTGAAAGGCTCTACGCATTTGATCTGTATACACTACTTCTCCATTGTCAATGATTGCCAGGTATTAGCCCAGTCTTGTTTATTTTTATGCCTATTAAATTCTCTAGATATGTTTCCAAGTTCAAGGAATACTCCACCCCAAACACCATACTCTTTACCAGAAACACCGTTAGCAAAACAAATATTTGATACTGGGCATCTTTGGCAGATTGAGTCTACGATTGGACGCACCTCCACCTCATCTTCATACTTATCAAAGAATATGTTGGTATCAAGCCCAAGACAGGCTGCTTCATCTTTCCATAAATGTTGTTTCATTTACTGACCGTATTTGTTTGGAATATCCCAACCATTACGATTAAGGTTAAAGGTTTTTTGTAGGTACCATGCATGATTTACACGTACACCACTTGGAGATGTTCTGGCAAGATCTGATCTTTTACGTTCTACAACGTCCCAGCCAATCCATGCAAGTTCTTTATTTTTTTGAACAATTTTTTCCATTTGTGCCAACGAACTGATTATCATTTTTTACTTTCTTTTAGTAACGGAAGATTCCTACTTCTACATTTTTTGATTCTGCAAAAGTTGTTAGTTTTGACACTGGCTCTTTTGGTTTACTAAGAAATGCAAAATAGTTTATGTGCTCCATGTTGTCATGTACCCAACTTTCTGGAACTTTATAAAACTTTATTTTGCGACCTCTTGCCTTCATTCCTCTTTCTGAAAGGTTTGAAAACTCTGAAACAAAAGAATTGACCTTTGTTGGGCCAACAGAATAAATTATAAAATCTTTTTCTTCTTCTTTCATTCCAGATAAAGCAACACTTATAGCACGAAGGAATAGATTATAGTCATTAAACTCATTGGTTCCCTGCACTGCCACTATCATTTAGTTTCCCATTCTTTAAGTTATCCAGGATGAATAACATTTTATCTACTTCTCTTTTTGACATTTTGGTTGTGTCTAATGGTTTTCCAGTTTCTGGCTTAACCTTTCCATCCACCGTGTCTCCAACATAAAACATGTTATTTGACACCCAATATGCCTTTTGATCTATTATGACAACCTTAGTTGTTTGCTTATCTCTCCATATTTTGGATTGAGAATTAACAATTTTATCGTCAAAAATGTCTTTAAAGAAAAAATCTTTTAATATATTATGCATATCGCTTTGACGATACAATACCTTATTAAAAGATTTATTTCTTTTTTTGTTCATTAATATAAGTATAGCGCAAAAGACTATAGATGTCAACATGATACACAACAAATATAACATTTTACTGTTTACCAATTATTTTTTTTCAGTTTTTGTATTTATTTTTTTTTCTGTTTTTTCATATTTTTTTATAATATTTTGTATTTCTTTATCTTTTGCTTGTTTTTCTAATTCTGCTAAGTAAAGTGAATGACTTTGTAAGTCTTTAATTTGTTTTTCATGATCTGCAATATTGCTATCTATCTTATCATTTAATGACTTTACTTTATTGTTTGTCTCTAATTGTAAAACTAGATAACTTAACTCCTGTTGAGATACTTTTGTTTTGTAAAATTCAATAATTTGAACTAAGTCTTGTTTTGATAAATTTTCCATACCTATTACCCCTTTATACTAAATGGACTTCCTTGCCAAACCTTTTCTGTCTTACTTTTTTCACGCTCAACTATGGCACGGCTCCATGCAAAACCTGCATCTCCACCCCATGCTTCCCACATAATTCTTCCATTAGAAGGAAACTCTGGGCCATCGTAAAAACCTTTGCCTTTTTTATCTACTTCATGACGTGAAAAGAAAGAGTACATTCTCTTAACAGTATCAAGAGACATTGATGCACCGTTAATAATATCTGTTGCTCTACCCCAACCTACTGGAGTACCAGCACCTGTTGCCTTACCATCTTCTTTCCATTTTAAAGCACGTCTAGCAGCAGCCTTCATGCCTGCATTAGGTGAGTATGTATCTGCCATTACTTATCCTTCTTTGGATGCTTCACTTCATATGGACCAAGAATAGATTTAACTGTACCGTTTTTATTCATGCGTACAATCTTTCCGTCCTTAATTTGTGTTGCATTAAATGATTGTGCTTTTTTCTTTGGCATTATTTTAAAAATCCGTTCCAAAAGTTATCTGATCCCAATTCTTTTTCAGACTTATATGTTCCACCACGGCGCTTGTATTCTTGAACAACCCAAGAGTTTGCAACTGCAGATGGATAAACGTCAAACTTATCTTTTGCTGCTTGCACAACTCTTGCATAAAGTTTTGGGTTAGAAGGTGTTGAGCCACCACGACGTGGTTGAATCATTTCACCATAGTTAGGCTTTTTTGCTTTTCCCATTTCTTCTTCCATTTCTTGTGATTTTCCAATTGATGAATCATACATTGCCATTGCAACTTCTGAATCCATTTCATGATTGTTTATATCTGCAACCTTTGCATCCATATACATCATTCCAATACTGTAAGCAGTTGGTTCCCACTTGCCATCTTCTTCTTTATAAATTCTTACAGACATTGCTGGGTTTTCTGGTGGCATTGATTCAAGAGCATACTCAGATCCAGGAGTACCTAGTGTCCCACCTTCAATCATGATGTGCTCTACAACTCCGTGGACCATGCCCTCAGAGGTAGAACCCATTACAAAGTCGCCTTCTTTTATCATATACTGATTATATCAGACTTTAGTTCTTTAGTAGTCTTTTGACTTCTTCTAAGGCCCAGATTTCTGGCTTAGTAAGTTTAGAAATTTCGTTTTTATCCATAGCCTTTTCAGATATAGTTACTATTGGATCTGGCAAAAAAAGGTCAATATTGACATACCCTTTTTCCCACAAATTTAACAAATCTCTATTTACTGTCTTAAGATGATCCTCATACAAATCTGGCATAACTTCTTTCATTTTAGAGGTTATGGCATAAAGAAATTCTCCATTTTCAGAGTCTATTCCAGCAACCTCTAGTGCACCTTCAAGTATAAGGTTTTTTATTAGTTCATCTTCAGTGCTCAATGTAATTAAGAAATTCTCTTAAAGTTTTTTTGTTTTGCAGTCCTCTTTCACGACGGACTTCTTCTCCATTTTTAATAAAAACAAATGTAGGAACTCCTTCAAGTGCAAAGTCTTCTTTCATTTGAGTTGCTTCGTCTGTGTCAACAATAAAAAATTTAGGATTTTCACTTTCTAAATTTAAAGCCTCAACAAGAGGTCTCGTAAGATTACAAGGTTGGCACCAACTAGCAGTAAAATAAATTATAAAATTTTCCATTTTTCTCCTTTTTATTTTTGATAGTCAATTAAATCTTCTAACTGTTGCCTTGATTTTGCGCCCGTTACACGATAAATCTCTTTGTTATCTTTCATTACTACAAAAGTAGGAACAGATTTAATCTCAAAATCCTGAGCCATTTCAATTTCTGAATCAACATCAATAATAAAAAATTTAGCCATGATCTGTTCACGGTTTAATTCTTCAACAATTGGCCTTGTTTGTTTACAAGGGTTACACCATTCAGCAGTAAAATAAAGAATCATTTTCATTACTTGCCTGATTTTAATCTAGACTTTTTAAGTGCTTCAAAGTCCTTAACTTTGGTGTCTCCAAGGTAGCCCCACGCATATCCATCATTAATCATTTTATCATTGAGAGATACTGTATCTCCGTTAACATATACCCAGCCTAAAATGCGACCATACTTTTCAGATGAGTCCATCTTTTCAGTCTTAATAATAACAGACTTAGCATCCTTAAGAGACTTTTTCAAATACTCCTTGGCTTCAAGACCAAGAGCCTTCTCAGAAAGATCCTTTGTGCGAGACTCAGGAGTATCAATACCAGCCAGTCTAACACGTGATGCAAACAAAATATCAAACCCTAAATCAATAAGAACATCAATGGTATCTCCATCAACTACGTTCTCTACCTTTCTAACATAATACTCATACATAATCTTTATCCTTTAATTTATTTTGAACCAATTTATCTCGTTCATCTAGAATGGTAAGAGCAAAAGACATCATTTTTTTATATCCACTTGCATCATTCATAATCTTATTATAGTGATGTCCACAAAACATTAAATCTCCAGATATTCCAGTTACTTTAACAAGTGCTTCTGATGGACAAGAATCACAACGATCTGTTGCTTTTAATATCCACTCTTTTTCAACAACTTCTTTAGTAATTGTCATGTTCATAGTATACCGCTACTTTCTGTTATCAGTGGAATAAAATCCACTACCGTTGAATACTGCTCCTACACTAGAGTATACACGAACTAAATAAGTATTGCAAGTATCACATTTATATCCAGGATCATCTTCTTTAATAGAACGCTCCTTGGTATATCTTTGTGCACATGGCATGCAATCATATTCGTATAAAGCCATTTGTGTTATTTAACCTTATTTCCAAACCTATTCCATGCTCTTTCATGCAAAAAGAATCCAAACATTTCGCAAGCCGTGTATATAATTGCAAATGTTCCAGCATACTCCCAATGGGCTTCGCCAGTAATAGCCTTTTCAAAAAAATAAACTAGTGTGCCAACAAAAAGTATGTGTACTGCTGGCCATGTAATCGATTTGTATAAACTTCTCTTGTTTGACTCCATTATAGTGCTACCTTTGACTTTCCTCCACCAGAAGACTTCTTAACATCTTGAGATGTTGAAACTTTTTTAGCAGCATCTGGAGAAGTAGACTTAGCGGGTGCTGCTGCTAACTTGTTTAGTAGTGGAGCATTTTCTTCACCAGTATAAACTGGACGACCCCAACCAACAACAGCATTGACTAACTTCTTCTTGTTGTTCTTTACATAGCCACGAGTTTTTTCTACACACATTCCTCCGTTGCGTTGATCTCCTTTTGCAGTTCCTGAAGTGTTTCCTTCAATAACTTGAATGGTTCCATCACCATTGTTCTTAATGCAAAGACCAACATGTGAAATACGATTTACACCATCTTCTGGAAAATCAAAGTAAATCCAGTCTCCTGGCATTGGGTCATCATTACGTGCATCTGACCAACGACCTTCTTTCTTAAACTGATCTGATGCTGCTACTGTTGATGCAGACTTTGGGAATTTTGAAACTCCCGCTGACATTGCACACCAAGAAACGAATGATTGGCACCATGGTTGGAAGTTTACCTTCATCCATGCACCGTACTTTGTTTCGTTATCTTTAGGACCTTCAATGGTTCCTAACTCTTTTTTTGCAACCTCAATGATTGCTTCTAAACTTCCTTTTGTTGCCATGGTTTCCCCCTTTAGGATTATATTCTATTATAGCATTATGAGGCTTGTGATGTCAATCTGTTATGCGTTCTTATTCTATGGCAATTAGCACAAACAACTTCACATTTCTCAATTTCTTTTTTAATTGCTTTCCAAGAAAATCCATCATGAATCATTCTAGAGATATTATATTTTTTGTCTTTTATGTGATCAAAATCTAATATAATATGATTACTAATTCCACAGTCTACACAGCCAGAATCTTCTTTTATCTTAGCAAGCATCTTCTTAAACTGCTGCTTATTATAATGGTCTAACTCTTTGTCAGTCATTGTTATTATTATACCGTCAAATATTAGGCCCCACACAGGCAATTCACCTGACTTGCGCCACGGTCTCTATCCAATGGGTAACTATGCCATCGCTAAGGTCCTGTGTGGGGACAACTATATTGTACTACTTGATTTTGATTGTCTTAGGCTTTTTATCTTCAGGAACAACTCGTACTACATGAACATGTAGCATGCCATCCTTTAGTTCTGCAGAAGTTACTTCCATGTACTCTCCCAGTGCAAAAGATCTTACGAACTTTCTTCCTGCGATGCCCTTGTGGACTACCTCTGCATCTGTTACCTCAACAATTTCACCCTTGATAATTAGTGTTCCATTATCTACTGATACGTCAATATCTTCCTTTGAAAAACCAGCGATAGCCAGCGAGATCTGATATGTATCTTCATCTAGTTTAAGAAGATCATACGGAGGATAGGACTGTGAGTTTGTTTTATGTGCTGTATTTAAACGGCCTAACTCTCTGTTAAAGCCAATAAAAAAAGGATCATTGAATAGATCCATAGCGTACTTTGTTACCATTTTATTCCCCTTTCAAGCGAATAAGTTAATGTACCCCCAATCGGCAGGTACCTATATATTATATCAAACTTTTAGTAGCCCTACAGAGAATTGAACTCTGCTCACCAAGATGAAAGCCTGGTATCCTAACCACTAGAAGATAGGGCCTTTGGAGCGAGTGACCAGAATTGAACTGGCACCATCTGCTTGGAAGGCAGAAGCACTACCATTATGCAACACTCGCTTTTGCTGGTCTGGCAGGTATCGATCCTGCGACATCCGAATTAACAGTTCGGCACTCTACCATCTGAGTTACAGACCAAGAGATTATTCTTTGATCTTAATTACTACTTGGCAAGGGTCTCCGCCCTCTTCCCATTCCTGCTGTTCTTCTTCATTCATATAGGGATCACCTTCATGAGTATTACAGAACGGTTCAGTTACCCATCCCCGTTCAATTCCGTTTTCAAGCCAAATCTCAAACTCTCTATAGTCGGAGTCTTTGTCTTGCATATTATTTAAAATTTCTTCCCACTCTTCTGACATATTATAAGTATACTCCTAAAGGCTTACTACGTCAACTGGCCCCATGCATGAAGGGTTAAATTTAATTGCAGCATTTACTGCTTGCATTACTCTATTCCTTGCATTTTTTTGTTTATCTGTTGCATATAAAACTCCATAGGCATACTCTGCTCCAGAACCCATAGCCAAATATGGCAGGGTATATTTAGATAAAGACATATCAGCAGAACTATGTTCATAAATTTGTCCACGAACACAAATAATTAAACCAAGGTCTCCGTCTTTAGATGTGTCTACCCAGAACTCATTATAAAATTCTTTTAGTTCTTTAATAAACCTTGTCTGCATAAACCTATCTGTGTCTTTAATATTAGGTGCAGTTGGCTTAAAGTTGTAACGGATTCTTTCTCCGTCCATTGCTCCAGCATACCCAATAAGATATGGACCTATTTTCCAAACCTTTGGTGCTTCAAGTGCTAGGATGGTTCCATCATCTGATGCTCCACGATCCCCAGCCATGTAAACTTTATCTTCATGGCGAACAACAGCGATGCAAGTCATGACAAACCCCTCCCAGATTAGGTATATTTAAGTATACCATTGCCC